ATATAGATACCTCTCCGCCAATTCTCCAAATTACATCTTTCTCAGTGCGGTAGCTTACAACTTCTGCAAACGCCCAAGCAGTAGGAGGATTTGAGCCAACTGTTTCTATGTGCCAATATGTCCCATCTGGAATGCTTTGCCAAAAATCCCAAGAGTTATAGTCTCCTGCTGGTAAGCGTTTAGTTAGAATATCTTCTTTTTTGACAAATTGATTTTCGCTCTCTTGCTTGGTGTATGCGTCTATCGTGTCTACCACTCCGCTTTGCGCGTCTATCGAGCAAAGAATTCCCCACGCGCTATTAGCCTTATTGCGTATTTTTAAGAGATGTTTTTTGTTGTTGGACGTATCTAGCCATACCGTACCGGCTTGAGCCGACGCCGGTTCTAAATTCCCGGCGTTGCTGCTAGCTAACGCGGCTAAGATTTCGTTAGCCTGTCTCCTAAATTCTAGCCCTTGCAAATTTGCGCCTATTTCGTATTTGCTCGTTTGCATCAATATCCTTTCGCTATGTAATTAAATTCTCGCCTCACGGCCGTTCCTTTTTTATCTAAGATTTTTATCATAAATCCATCCTTGCTTTGGTTTGTTAAAACGGCATCGTCGCCGACTAACGCGTTTATTATCGTTATCTGCGCTTTAGGGGAGACGCTAAAATTATTTTTATAACTGATTAAAATATCGCCGCTCTCGTCGCTAAACGCCGAGCCACTCTCTATAACGTCGGGCATATCTACTATTACGCTCCAGCTTCTTATAAGCGGCGTTACTAGCTCGTCGCGCGTAGTTAGCTTTAATCTAAATTTAAAAGCCTTGCCTACGTACCGCCCGTCTTTAAAGTCCCTAAACTCGTTAAAGCTTACTCCGTCTACGCTTGAAGAAATTTCTACCGCGACGTCGAACGCCCCGCCGTTTAGCCCGTCGATATTTTGGGACAAATCTACGTTATCCAGCAAATCGAAGTTAGAGTTTAAACTAAGCCCTATCGCGTCGAATGCGGAAGAAATATCGCAAAGCTTAGCGCCCGTTAAATTTATTATTTTATCGCTCTCGTAATAGCCCGTCTTGCTTAAAACTTTTCTACCCCCGCTATAATCTTCGTCGATATTTTCGTCTAAATCTACGTTCGGCAATAAATCGAAATGATAAAAAAGCGGTATATCGGTAGCCAAAGCGAGCGAATTCTCGAATAGCTGCACGCTATCTAAACGACCGCCCCAAGTAGGCGCGTCGATACGTTCTATGACGTTTTGCGGGGCAAGCGTTTCGTCTATTATCAAAACCGCGGCGTTTTTACTCTCGACCTTTAGCCCGTAGGCGTTTATATAAAAAGCTTTTATAAGATAAGTTCCGATCGAGCTTAAGAACGCTCTAGGAGCCGTCCCCGAGTAAACGCTATAAGCGGTTTCGAATTTTAAACCTTTTCGTATTTCGTAATTTTCGCCCGTATCGCGCCAAAAAGCCAAATTCTTATTATCTTCGTAGATACTATTAAAACCCTCTACGTCCGCTAACGGCGTAACGTTTAAATCTAAATTCGCCGCATCGCTTCTTATGCCGCTAGTATCGACCGCGATCACGCTTAATTTAGAGTTTAATTTAGTCTTAGGCATATCGAATCTATTTAAAGCCGTTTTTGCTACCGGCGCGCCGTCTTCGTAAATTTCGAATTCCTTAAAATCTAGCGGCAGTAAATAATCCCAGCTTAAAGCCCAAACGTCCCTTAGCTCGGCCGCTTTTAGATTCTCTACCGGTCCCGGCGGGGAAAGCTTGCCTAAAACCTTATAAATCTTACCCGCGCTATTGCCCGCGCCGTCTTTTACCGTTATTTCGTAGGTTTCGCCCTCTTTGGCTTCAAACTCGAACGCGCTATTAAAGACCTTTATCGTTCGTTCTTCGCTAGCGCTTTTGTAAGTTACGAAATAAAACAGCGAATTGCCGCTCCAAGCTAGAGCTAGCATAGTTTTTATATTTTTGGCCATATCGTATTTTAAATATTCGCTTATTCTTAGATTCCGCACGCCCAGCGACGAATAATTCGTAACGCTTATATTTTCCCTATCGTCGTAAATATCCTCGTTGTATTCTATCGCCGTAATATGGCGCGTAAATTCGCCCGAAGTAGCTATCTTTAAAATTCGGTATAATTTAGAAGCTTTATTAATCTCGCCGAATGCGTAATTATCGTATTTTTTAAAAACGCTTCCGTTTAAATTCAGCCTTAGTTTATTCGGGGCTAGGATTTCTAAAACCTCGAACTCTTTGATCTCGTTTACGTCGTTTTTGATTTGGATAGCGTATTTTACGCCGCCTACGGTATCTAAGTCTCTATCTAAAATAACGAAATCCGCGCCGCTGTCTTCTAGCAACCTACCGCTAAAGCCGTATTGGGGCGTATCATGGCTAACCTTGATAATATCACCGTATCTGCAAACTAAACTATCTTTGTCGGCTTCAAACTCTATCGTTTCGGTTAGATAGCGATTGCAATTTAAAGTAAAGCGTCCGTAAGCCCTAGCCTGAGCCTCGTCCGTGCAACCTACCAGCGTAACGGAGCTTTTATTACTTACGCGCGAATTATCGGCGGCTATTTGCCCGACCGAAACGACAGAAGGCTCATAATCTTTATTTTTGTCGTAATAAGTTATCTCGATAAAATTCGCCCTATCTACCAAAGGGAGGAAATTTTGCTTAAACGTATCGCTTAAGATATTTCCCATACCGAACAAAAAGCTTTGAGCGGGAATTAGCCCCGCTTTTTCTATTATTACGTCGAATTTAGAACCTGCTTGAAGCACGGACGCGCGACCTAGCAAGCTAACCGTATCGAGCGCTTTTCTAACGCTTAATTCGCTATCGAATACGATATTACATTTTAAGCTCTTTTCTTCGCAAAAATTAGCCCATTCGTTAAAACTAGGCATTATGCGCGAACTCTCCACGCCGCTATCTTCTAAAATCTTGCGACAGATGCGAGAAGGGTTATCGCTGTTTGCTGTTACGACCGCGCTAATTCTAGGCGCGCCGCCGTTTAGCTGATCGGTCGCTAACGCCCTAATAGCTAGAAGCGCGGTTTTAGGATAAATAAAATCGTCGCTTACGGTTTCGGTTACGTATTCTAAATAACAATCGCTTGCGTAACGGCTGCCGGTATTAGGCGCGGTTTCGAATTTAGCCCTGATGTTATATTTATTAGGCGGTAAATTATCCGCCTTAAAAACTCGCCTAAACGTGGAAGTCTGCGCGGCGGTTACTACCGCATAGGAAACACCAGTAGGCGGGTAGTCGGCTAGCATTTGCGCTCTAGCTTCTTTAGGCGTCCCCATGTATGTTTTGCCTCTAAATTCGTAAACCGTCCCAAGTTTTAGCCGATGTCTTCTAAAAGGGCTTATATCCGCGGGAACTACGTTTAAAGTTTGCCCCGTTATCGGCGTCCAGTTTTCGCCGTCGGCGGAGTATTCTACCTTCACGTTTACCGAATATCCGTCAAGCCCGCCGTTATCGTTAGCGTAATAAAGCCCGCGCGGGAAAACTAGCGTTACGGATAGGCTCGTTACGAAATTACCGTCCGTTTGAGCTAAAGAGTAAGATAAATCGGGGTTTAGCTTTTTGCCTATATTCTTATCGTAGCTCGTATCGTTAAAATTAGAGATTATATTTTGGTTATTAAGCCCGTTTCTAATCTCGTAGTTTACGCTTTTAAAATTCTCTATCGGCTCGTCGTTTATCTTAATCTCGCTCGCGCTTTTTATTTCGCCGTCGTTTAGCGCGTAAAGGCCGTTAAAATATTGTTTATCGCCCTCGCTGATTATATAAGAAGCGATTAGCGGCGGAGTTATTTTATGCGTCCCGAAAACCTTAGGCACTACTTGAGCCTGCATAGCTTGGTTGGTAGGCTTATTCCAGCCGTAGGTATTGGAGTTTTTAAAATCCATTCTATCAAAGCCAGGCATAGATGGTTTAGGCATAATAGCACTTAATAGCAAATTGCCAGCCATAGCGATACCCGCGGCTAGCGCGTACGTTCCAAACCCGGCGGCCGCAGCCCCCGTTCCGCCTATGACGGTTCCTAACATGCCCGCAGCCGCATAAGGCGCGGCGATAGCGATCGCGATAGAAGCCACGATGCCTAGAATCTTTTTACCGCCTCCGCCTCCGCCTTTAGGCACGATAACGATATTTACTACGTCGCCGTTTTCAAGCTCGAAAAAGCCGCTTTGTATAACGCTATTTTTAGAAATTACGAGATCGTAAATTTCGTTATCGTATTTTAATTCCTTTAAAATTTCGTCGATATTTTTATATTCTCCGCTAGCTAGTATCATTCTATCTAAGGGATTTAAAACGTTATTGTAGGTTATTATTTTATTTTCGGTCATAATAGCCCTCTATCAGCTTTTCGTAATTAGCTAACCGTTCTACGATAGCGCCCGTTTGCGACGTGGTATGTAAAATATGCTCTTCGTCGATTAAATACCCGAAATGCGTTACTATTTTAGGGTGGTTCATATCGTAACGCAAAGCTACGCATACGCCTTTTTTCTTTTCTACTTTATGCCAATTTTTTGAGATTTCGTCTAAAAACTCGCTAAATACGAGTTTAGCCCTATCGTGCGGAGCGCGCGCCGGCGGTATGATTACGCCGCGCTCTATCTCGTAGCACTTTCTCACCAAAGCAAAGCAGTCCATTTCCTCAAACGGAGCGCCTATTAGATCCCTTATCGTCACTTCTTATACCCACCCGCAATTCCCAAGAATCCGCCGAAGCGCGCCGAATTATTCTTAGCCCTACAGCTAGCCAAGGTTTTATCACAACGAGTTTCTAGTCCGTTATATCCGCACTCCTCGCCTTTAAATTTAAATACACAATAATCCTTATACATCTTGCGCGGCGGATAGCTCATATTAAAGAGATTGCCCGCGCCCAAATTAAAGGTTACGGCCTTACTATCGGAGCTAAAATCGGTAAGCTCAAAAAACTCCTCAAGCACCGGCTCGCTTAAATCTTTGGTATTAATCACGTAAATTTTGGCTTTAATAGTAGAATTTTCCGCGCCGCGCGTTTTTACGTAGTTATCGTAAGAATTTATGTAATTTTGCATAGCTCGGCTAGTGTTATCTATGCTTAGATTAAATTGTGGTATTTCGCCCTTAGCCGTTTGGATTTCGCCTATACTAAAAGGAAACGCCACGAACTCTTCCCCTCTAAAGGTTATATTTTCGCTATTGTTTACGATGCGCACAGTAGGTGTTTCTGGTATAAAAATTTCAAGTCCAACCAGTAAGACGCTGTCGGTAGCTAAGGCGTTTAAATCTTTTATCGTGCTTAGTTTCATATCTCTACTATCTCCACTTTTACCGCGCAGTGGTTTTGCATATTATCGTCGGCTTTTAAATCGTCCATCGCAAATACGCAAATTTTAGTTTCGTCCTCCAGCGGATAACGGAATTTAAAAGCCTTCCCTTGATTTTCTACGAAAAAATCTCTTAAAATTTTGAACTGCTCCGCGTTTAGGGCGGGGTAATTTAAACTATACGAGCTTTTAGGCTTAGTCCATTTTTTACGCGTTATCGTATAACCGCCCTCGCTTGAGCTTCTATGCGTAGGATTACGTAAGGTTCTAGATGAACCAACAACTACTGGTGGATAACTAGGATAAGTATTCACGCCAACAACCCCCTTAAAGTTTCGCGCGAGCCTAAAATGTTTTTACTCACGCCGTTTAAAACTAAAGATATGACCCATTCGCCGTCGTTTCGCCTTACCGTGGCGTTAGATACCTTTACGTCCTCTCTGGTTTGATTTATTACTTCTACTTTTACGTTATTTAAAGACGCTCCGACCCGCGCTTTTACGCCTAAGTCGCCGTTAGAAGTCCTTGTTAAAGGCATAATAGCCTCTGGACTACCGCCGTTTTTCTCGCCCATTACGCCGATGTCGGGAACGCCACCTTTGGCGAATTTAAAGAAAGTCGGCTTGCTTACGATTGAGTTTGCGTAGCTATGCAGATCGGGGCTATTAAATACACCGCCTTGTGCCGCTGGAGTAGCATTTAATACACTCGCAAATCCTCCAGCAGGCAAAGCCTGATGCTTTGGAGTAGCCTCTCCAGACATTCCTGGTAACATACTCGTAACCGAATTGATTAACGGCTGGATTATCATCATCTTTACTATTTGCCTATAAATTTGCCCTAAAATATCTTGCGCCAAATCGCCGAATTTCATAAAGCGATTGGAAGAATAATCGAAAAAATTACCCATCGCGTTTTCTAAGCTATTTAAGCCGCTATGCATAATCTGACCCCACGTCGAGGCGTCGAATATTTGTTTTTGATGTAGGGCGTTTTCTAAGAGCATCGCTTTATCGTAATATTCTTTGTTGATTTCGCCCTTTTTCAGCATAGCGTCGTATTGTTCTAAAGCGTGCGCGCGTTCTATTTCTATAAGTTCGATCCGTCTAGCCGTTTCGTCGCTTATTAGCTCCGTTTGGCGTTTAGCTAGATTAAATTCGCGGTCTTTTAGTTGCAAATATTCGTTAATGGCCTTGATTTGTTTTTGCTTGGTTTTTTCTTGCTCCGCCATCTTATTTTTTGTCTCTTCGGCGTCTATCTTTGCTAGTTCGTTTTTTCTATATTCCGCGATTTTATCTGGACTTACGCCGAGCGCCGTCCACTCTTGAGCTTTCCTTGCGACGTTATCTCTTTTTTTTTCGATTTCGCTCATTCCGCTTTGGGCTATCTCTAAAAGCGCTCTGTTTAGGGCGCTTATTTGCTCTTTCGTTTTGGTCGCTTGCGTGCCCGTATTTTTGACGCTCTGCCTAATCCCCTCGAATTTTTCGTTTATTTTCGGTGCGGCGTTTGCCATAGTGTCCTCGGCTATGTCTTTTAGCAGCCCTTTCATTGCGTCTTGGGTTAGGCTGATTTGCTCATCTAACTCTTTGCGGTGTTTCATAAGTCCGTCAGATATATTGGTAGAAATATCTATGCGCCCAAATCTAGTCTCGCCGCCCCACAGGGAAGCTATCGAGTTATACGCCTCCTCTGCTTCGGCGATCATAGAATTTAGCCCGTTAGATAGCGTGGTAGTAGCCGTGTCGATTGCTAACACTATCGCAGTAGGTATTGCGCTAAATACGTTATCTACGGCAAGCCCTAGCCAGATGACCGCCGTTCCCATAAGCTGAAAGCTACGATATACGTCAAGTCCAAACTCGACAATGTCGCTGCGGTTATCCTTTATCCAATCGGCTATTTTTTCTAAGCCCTGCGACATTCCGCCCGTCGCGCCCGCGGCTTCGTTAAACTCTGCCACCAAAAGCGACATTTCAGTCTTTATGTCAGTAAATGCCTTGCCGACGGTTACGGGCATTTGCGCAAAGTCGCTATCTATTCTACTCTTAACCTTCTCAAATGCATTACTTAGAGACTCGGCCGTTAGTTTACCCTCGCTGCCTAATTCGCGTAGTTTGCCGACGTTTACGCCCAAGCCCTCGGCCATATACCGCAAGAGCGTCGGGCTGGCCTCGGCGATAGAGTTAAACTCGTCGCCCCTTAGCGCGCCACTGCCCATAGCTTGACCGAATTGCTTTATAGCCGCCGCCGCTTCCTCTGCGCTAGCTCCGCCCAACTGTAAGGCTTTGGTGAAGCTCGATACCATGTTGTTGGTATCTTCGGTACTTTTGCCAATATTTTTAAGTGCGGGGGCTAATTTAACGTACAGGTCGGTAGTGTCTTTTATATCGGCGTGGGTTTCTCTTGCGATAGCGTGCATCGCTTTTTGTTGTGCCGCAAATTCCGCCATTGAGTCCGTCGCTTTTTTTAGGCGCGAGTTCATCAAGCTCATTTCGTCCGAAATTTGCACAAATTCGCGCACTATCATAGAGCCGGCGACTGCCGTCATAGCCGTTTTTAGCGTGGTAAATGCGCCGGATAGCTGCGAAGCCGATTTCTCGGCTTTTTTCGCTTCGTTTCCTATGCTATTTAAATCGCTTTTTAGCTTGTCCGCGCCCTCAAATTTGGCGCTAACGATCAAGCTAGCAACTTCGGTCATAATTCGCCCCCTTTTTAATCTAGGGTAAATTGTATATGAAATTTAATGGGGCGTTGGTTTTAGAAATTTGGGGTAAAATAATAAAATTTTTATTTTTAGGAGTTGCTATGAAAAAGATATTATTGTTGGCCTTAATGACCGTGTTGGTGCATGGAGAGTGTAGAAAATCTGAAAAAGTAGACAAAATGACAGACGAAACAATAATAAATTTTACTTGTAGCAATTCCTCCGAGACCGGGGCCATAGCTTTTATGGCAGACGAAAACGGAAAGCTGGATCTTCACCCCCAAAAAAACATCAGTAAGGCGGCTGGGGATGAATATAAAATTATATTTGTTGCGCCAAGCCCAATCCACATAGACAAGAAAGTCGGAAAGGCAAACGCTGGCAAAATAAAAATCAGAGTAGACAAAAATAAGGCGTATGAAACCCAAATTGCGCTCTCACAGCCAACTTCAGGGCTTTTGTTTTGGCTAACAAAAGAGCAAGTGGATGAATTAAAAACCGCAAAGACAGTTCTTGTTCAATACCGCGATTACTTACAACGAAGTGTTATTATTGAAATAGATATGTCTGGATTTGATAAATTTTTATAGATAGCAACGATGGATTAGATAGTATTTAGCCCCTTAGCTGGGGCTACTGCTTAAATTTATGAAGTATCGTTTTAAAACTTTTCGGGCTAAATTCGCCTTGATACGGCGCATAGGCTTGCTTGTCGTCGTTATTTATTTCGGTGGCGTAGATACGGCTTAAGCTACGTAAAACCGATACTTCCCACCAATTGAATTTATCGCCCGTTAGCTCGGTATAATTTTTAATATCGTTAAAATCTAAGGCTACCGCGCCAAAGCCGCTATTTTTGCAATATCCTAGCTCGTCAAGCGCGTGTAGTAGATGTCGTCCTTGGGTTACCAAAGGGAACTCGCGCTCGCTAATTTCCGTTTTAGTATAGTAGGCTAGCTGTCTAACGTATAGCGCGAGCTCGTCGCTTACTTTTTTAAAAAATTTCTCGCATTCTCCACAAAACGCTCGACTTGGTTAGCGATTAGCGGATAGGTTTCGTAAATTCTTTTAGCTTCATCGGGGCTGAATTTTAGCTCTTTGCCGTTTTCGCTAATACCGCTCCAATCTACCGTAAGCCCCGCCATAACCTCTAGCGTACTTTGTACGGCGCCTTTATTTTCTTTTACAGTATTCATAAATACCTCGCGCCCTTTTCTACTATGAAAGCTTAACACTTTGATCTTAATGTCAGTCGGTTTATTATTAAGATCTAGTATGGTTAGCTCGACGCCCGTTTCGCCCGCTGAAATATCGAAATTCTTTAAATCCATAACTTACACCCCCTTAGCCTCTATGATGTCGTCTAGGCGCGTTATTTTGATAGTTATCGGTACGCGCACGACGTCGTCCTTTGCGATAGATATGCCAGTTTTGGTATTTATGAACTCGCCCGTGATGTAGGTCGGGTTTTTATTCGCTCCCGTCGCAGGCTCGTCGCTACCCACGATGATAAATTGCTTTCGTAGTTTCTTGTTAAACATCTCGGTAAGCTCTTTTACGCCGTTATTTTGCCCCGCCGCATAAAATAGCTTTAATTCCGTCTCGCTATAACTTATAGCTCCCTGGGATACTGCCGTAGCGTCCTCGTCTATGCACTCGTATTCGTTGGTTTTACGAGTTTTGGTAAAGTCGCCCAAATCCTCTAAATACGCTATACGTTTTGCCGATGTTAGCGCCGTTTTTATTTTAGCCGCATCGCCCAAATCGACGCTAGTGTCGCAAATATAAAATTTAGTAAGCTGGCTATCTGTTACTTTTAACTGCTCCGCCATTTTCACTCCTTATAAGATTTAAAATAAATAGAAACGGCCACGCCGTAGCGATCGCCGTCAATGCCTAAAATATTAACGCTCGTCGGAGCGGTAATAAAAACCTCATTTTCTAGCTTTACGCCTACTTTAAAAGCTTTTTCGTAAAGCTTCGCCCGCTCTAAAACGTCTTTAACGCCCTCGCCCGCTGGATAACGCAAGGTAATTTGAAACACGCCGTCAATTTCCGCAATACTATCATCAATTACAGCGGTGCTTGGTTTGGCGGGTAAAAAATGTAGTTGTTGATAAGGCTTGCCGGCTTTTGGACTAAACGTAGTATTTTCAATGTGCGTATCAATCGCAGGCGTAACCGCTAAAACTGCCTTTTCCAAAGCTTGACGAATTCTAAGCACGTGCCGCCCTTTTTACTATTTGCTTCCAACGGATAGCATTGCGCCTTACCATACCTTGCGGAGCTTTTACCTTGCTCCACCCCTCGAATTCTATGCGAAAGGCGTAAGGCAAATTGTTTGTAAAATAAAAGGTTTTATCTAGCGCTAGCTGATTGCTTACGAAGCTATTAGCCCTATCTCCTGCCTCGTTTGCGGTCGCTTCTGTTGTCTGCTCGCTAGCCGCACCGACGCTAGGAAACCAATTATTTTTAAGCCTACCCGTATCTACCGGCGTGTCGCTGATGATGTCTGAAGTTAGATCAATGACTGATTTTTTCAAGATTTTTAACACTTTTTCTTGAGCCTTTGCACTAAAGTTCTCTATCTGCCTATCAATCATTTTGCAACTCCGATTAGCTGATGTAGCGCCACTTCCTCGCCGCCCCATACTGCGTCATTGTATTTGATAGTATAGGAACAGTGAGGAAACTCTATCACGTCGTTGTTTTGCGGCATAAAAGGTAGAGATTTGGCGGCTATTAAGATCACGTTATCGCCCTTGTTTAATAAGCTTTTTTCTATTAAATTTGAGTAGCTTTTCGCGCTATCGATATACGCCTTTACTTTGTATTCGCTTATTTGCTCGGTCATTCCGCCCGTTTCGGGGTCGTAAATTTGCCCGCTTTTGCGCTTATACGTCCCTACTTTGCCAAATTTTTCAAGCAGTTTAAACGCCGTGTTTTTGGCCTTTTCGTTTAGCATCGTTCTAGCCTCATTATCATTGCGTTTGCAGGTTTTAAAAACGGCTTTAAAAGGCTAGCCACGTAAGCGTATTTGGTGGCGGGGTCTGCGTTTTGCGCGTATTCCACCTCGATACTACCTACTTTTTCTTTGGTAGTTAGCCGCTCAATATCGCTCATCAGCTCGCCTGCGTTTGCCCTTATGGCCAGCTCGCACACGGCGGATTTAAATTTAGCGGGCATTCCAAACGGCGCGCGCGGGAAACTCAAAGCCTGATCCGCTTTTAGCTTCTCGCCTTGCCATTTGCCAAAATACACCGCCTCTAAATAATCCGTCGCTTTAATAATGGCCGCCTCTTTGTCCGCGCTACCTAACCCCACCCATGTTTGGTTACCGCGCGCCGAAAAATACTCATCGGCAAACTCGACCGAAACGTAAGCATTGGCGCCTGCTAGCCCGGTGCCGTCCTCGGGTATCATTGTCCTAGCTTCTCTTTTATCGCGGCTTTAGTGCCGTCCGCGTTAGTATATTCAATGCCCAAATGCACCGCTAGCAACTTCAATTCGCCCGCCTTTAATGTATCGAGCCTTGAAATCAGCTCGTCGTAATCGACTTCTTGCGTCGTGCCCTTTAAAGTCAAAGCGGGCGGGTCTTTTATGCCGTCGCCATCGTCGAATTTAGCGTCGATGATTGTTAGCCCTCGCTCTTTGGCTAGGGCTTTAACGTCCTCGTTATACTGAAACGTTGGGAATTCTACATACCAAATTTTAGCCATTTGTCGCCTCCTAGTTTTTAGCCGCGTCGCCTATTAGTAGCACGCCTGCGGTATCTTTATCGCTAGCCGCGATCTTATCCCAGTTTGTGCCTGTGCCTAGTTTTGCGTTATCCGGGCTTTTGCTGCCGTTTGCCGTATCCCAAGAATAGCCTTTGAGCGATAACCCAAACGTATAGTCCGCTTGATAGGTTGTTTCTATGCGCTCTTTGCCGTTGTTGGTCTGGATATTCGTGATTAGATCGCCCGCGTCGCTTACGATCGCAGCACCAGCCGTTAAGCCTAAAACATAGTCTTTATTCGGCGTTCCCGCTTTATACAGAGCCGGCGCATCCGTTACTACTACGCGGCGCCCTAAAATCTCAACGACAAGCACGTTTTCAGCCTTAAATAGCTGTGCGGCGTTTGCTAAATTTTGCCCGATTAGCTTATGAAATACCGCGCCTCTCATTATGTTGGCTACTATCGCTGCGCTTCTATCGCCGAATTTAGCGTAGGCGTTGTTTAGGTTGGCTTGGTTTATGCCGCCGCTTGCGCTTACGTCGTTTACTACGCTCGCGTTATTGCCGATAGCACCTACGAGTGCGGAGATAGCCGTATTTAGCATATCGCTTATCATCGCCTCGCTCATATTGCGCGAGATAACCTCGAGAGCTATGGCTGGGTCTTTTTGTATCCAAGTTAGCTGGCTAGGCTCAAATACTACCGGGCCAAATCCCCCCGCTACTTTAACGGCATTATCCTGCTCTTGTCTTAAGGTCGTAGCCGTAGCTGTTGCGTTGGCTGCGTATCTATCTACCCTGCGCTGTGCGGAGTGGATGCCTCTAAAAAAGCTTTCCTGCATAAAATCGCCGTCTATGCCTTGCGCATTTAAAACTATCGTGCCGCCACTAGCCGCGTTAAATTTCTCAATGTCTTGGCTTAGCGTTTCAATCGTCGTACCTGCCAAGTATTCTGAAAATACTTTCATATCGCTTAGTGCCATTATTCACTCCTATAAATGATATTTTTCTCTTATGGCGGCCGTTCTTTCGCTTTGAGTGCCGCCAAAACTCCCGCTAACGTTTGCGCTCCCGCTCCCGCTCGCACCTCCGCCCTGACCCTGAGGCGCTGCTATAAAAGCTTTACCGTCTTTTTGCGCCCACTCGCTCACAAACTCGCTTATAGGCTTATCCGCGATATACGCCTTTAGCTCGCCCTTGTCGTCTTTTAAGCTAGCATTGCCACGTAAAAGAGCTTTGGCTGCTTCTAAAAACTCCGTCTTTACGCCCGCTTTTGCGAGATTATCGCTTAGCCCTGCGTCGATTAGATACTTATTTAGCGATCCGTTAGCGTTGGCTAGATCGGCGTTTAGCTTTTTTGTATCGGTATCGTATTTTTTGATGAGCTTGTCGTTCTCTGCTTTTAGCTCGTCATATTTAGCTTCAAGCTCGGCATATTTCTCGGCTTCCACCGCGTCGGCATTTTTAGCTTTTACCTTTTTAACTTCCGCCAAAAGCTCTTTATTTTTGGCTTCCATTCTCTCTTTTTCTGCTTGCAAATCACTGACTTGCTTTTTTAGCTCCTCAATATCCATCCTATCCTCCACGAGAGTTAAATTTAAGGCACGGCCTTTGATAGAATAGTAACTTAAATTTTAAAGCGGTTTGGTTTGGTAAAAAATATGGTATAATGACGATACTAAAGCGATAATGCCTCAGTGTGTCAGAGGAGAAGGCGTAAGCCTCGTTATGATTGGGTTCGACTCCCTTTTATCGCTTTGTATCTTTTTATTGTCTGTGCGTTTGTTTCTAAGCTAATGCAGTGAAAATATGGTATAATCACAATACAGTTAAGGCGAAAGGTCTGACCGCAAGGAAAATGGCCCAGCTTCCTAGCAAAGCATTACCGCCCCGTTTAGCACGCAGTGTTCCTGCGGAGGTCTATCCGTGTGAGGGTGTGGGTGGTCTCACCGCCTTATCTGTTTTTTCTGAAATGCTTTCATATCACTATCCCAACGCTTCTTATTTACGTGAAAAATCACACCATCGGTTGGGTTTATCCCTATGTCTATCATTTTATTTTTGTCGCCGTTTAGCGCTTTGGCTATGATAAAGCCTCCCTTGCGAGATGATGGCTTAACATAATCATAATTTTTTAGCACATCGGCAATAATAGCTTTTACTTCACCTTCATTCTTAAACATCCCATCTTTTTTATGGTGTTCGTATAGATATTTAATCGAGCCCCTAATCTTATCCGTATTTAAATTTATCCGTTTTTTTAGCTCTTTCGGTACTTCAAAATGCTTAACGCTTTCTTTTGAGTATTCCCAAACGCTCTTTTTCTTGGCTAGTTCGCTCAAGTCAATCACGCGCCCCTGCTGCGTGATTAAATCCCGCATAGTAATCTTGCCTTGCATAAATAGCTCGGCTCTGCCTTTGCCTAGCGTCTTTTCTATCGTTTCGGGGCTTTGGGTTTTTAACCAGTCGTTAAACGTCATATCCTGCGGCACGTAGCCGTTCATACTTGACCTAGTGCGACCGCTCGCTTCGTCCATTCCCTCGACGCCTAGTTCATCCCAGCTTTTGGTTACGGGTATTATGGTGCTACGGCAATTAAAATGAGTATTTACGCGCGGTTTGCGAAACGGGAAGTCGTGCCCGATAGGCTTGTAGTCTTTATCCCACGTTAACCCGTCGTAGGCTCTACACAGCGCAGATGTGCGAGTATCTAACGTGGCTTGGTATTTGTAGCATTTTATGACGTCGTCGTTTGCTTCAAAAAAGGCTTGGCGGATTTCGCTTACTATCGCGCCCGCTCCGGTTAGAGCGATAGCGGTAGCGTCACGTTTATTTTTCTCTAAAACGTGCGCTATTCTTTGCGCTAGCATAGGCGTCGTCTCGCCTAAGCTTACGCCTATCTTTAGCTCGCGCTCTAGTCTCTTTTTCTGATCGGCGTTTAGCCCGTTATTCCACGCTTTGACGGTCGCGCCCTCTAGTTGCGCGCTATCTACTATCCGCTCGATGCTACTCTCTGGCAATACACTAGAAAACAAAACAATCCCTGCTAGTTCGTTGTAGTCTAGTAGATGGTCTTGCTCGTTTTGCGCTAGCGTTAAAAAATCTTTACGCAGATCGGGCGTTTTTAGGCTTTGTTTTAGATCGCTTATCGTTTGGGCTAAATTATTCGTTATATTTTTCTTTTTTAAAATTTGAGCCTGCAAATCTGCGATCATCTCATCGTAAAATTTAGCTACCTTTTTACTTAGCCCGTTTTTTATCCGCTCGTGCAAAAGAGAGCGCGCTACTTCAAGCTCGGCTATAAGTTGATTAAACGGCTTCATCGCTCGGCGTTACCTGCGGTGCGGCTTGTTCCAGCTTAGCTTGATAGTCCTCATAGCTTTGTATAGTCTTAGGCATTAGCTCGCCTTTTAGCAGTGCGTCGTAAAGCACTTCATTAGGAATATCTCCGCTTTGGATGCCGGCTATGATTTGGGCTAATAGCTGCGGTTCAATCATCGTTAGGTTATAGTCGGTATTTATCTCATAAATCAAATTCTCACCCGCGATATTCTCAAAAAATGCTATGTCTTTTAAAAACGATACTATGCCCTCGCTAATCGTCGAGGCTACGTTAGTTAGCACCGCATTTTCGCCACTCTTTCGCATTTGCAGCGTTTCGGTAGCTTCAGCCGTCTTTTTCTCGTCAAGCAAAAGCCGCGCGCCTAAAATCGACATCCGCTTTTCTTTGACCGCGATACGGTTTTCAAGCGTAGATAGCCCCGCGCCGCTAAATTCTAAAAAGCCAACCTTTGCGCTCGGGTCGTTTATGACCCAAACGGCAGTAGAGCCTATTTTTAGCTTTTCGCTGCTCTCGCCTTGATAGCCCGTGACGTAAGGCGTAGGCAATGCCGTAAAATGCGTGCCGTGTTCTAAATCTACCTCGCTTCTAAAATGGCCGATATTAATCTTAGCTAAATCAAGCAACGGCGGCTTTTCTACCGCTGTTTTTAAATCGTTCACGTTAAAAAACGTAAAGGGCAGATATTCAAGCTTTTGCCCGTTTGCGCTCGGGTAAATTTCGCTAACTACTTCAAAATTTCCCGCCTTTGTTTCGCTAAACACCCTTTGGCGATAGTAGCCCTCGTGTAAATCAAGCACTCGGTAGCGAGTTTTTATTTTCTCCACAAACTCGTCATTTGTCGGCTCAGTGTAGGTTTCGGCCAGCACTACAAGCGACGTAACGTTTGAGCCGTTTATTTTCGTGGTTTTCCAGTTGATGATATTTTCGGCCTTGTAAAGCGTGGCGTAGGCTCTTAAATTTAACCGCTCGGCTTCCAGCTTGGAGTAGTCCGCCTTTTCAACGCTAGGCAGATCCACAAGCACGCCGCAACGCCCGACGCTTAGGCACTCGTTGGCGATATTTTTGGCAAGAGTTTCTAGCGTGTCATCATCTAGGCTGATATTTTCGCCGATCGTCTTTAACGCTTCGGGCAATTCAACTTTAGGTGGCTTGGCAAACAGTAGCCCGGTTAGCGCGACCTGCGTTCTAGCCGTCGCGTTGTAAAACTCGGCGCGCTCTATGTAGGCTTTGTATTCCTCCGTTTCTTGATCGCTTAATTTAGGCACGTATTTTTCTTTTGCCACCTCGCCCGCTAAGGCATCGCGCATTAGCTGCCATTTGGTTAAATTCTTAGAATATTCGGGATGTTTTGCATTTACCGCCATAAGAAGCCTTTTTTCTTTGCATTCTACTACTAAATGCCGACTACCTTGATTTGGTAATCTCGCGCTGCGATAGGGTATTTATACGCGACCAAATAGCCTAGCGCGTCGTTGTAGTCATCATTTGCTGGGTGGGCGTCGCTTTTTTCGGGTAGCTGGGTTTTATTGTCCCACGCTTGCTGTTCAAGCGCCTTTGTCAAATTTGGGCATTTTGAGACATTGACGAGCAAGCGGCGTTTGTCAAATAGGTTATTTACGCAATTTACGCGGTCTTTAATACTCGGATTTGAGTGATTTACGAATACTAAATGCCCCGCACCTCTTAAAATTTGCGCGTCCGTTTCGCTCGCGCTAGTTTTTCTATTCTGCCCGCTCGCGTCCGGATAAATGATAATTTTATGCCCTTTGTACCTATCTTTTAGTGTCTGAGCCATTGCGTAGGTGTCGTAACTTATGACCTCATCCACCGCGTGCGTGGTTATTACGCCGTTTTTGTCCGCTCGCTCTACGCAGACTATGTTTATACAGCCACCCACGTTAAAGTCCGCGCCGATGTGTAGCGTTTCGCCCTCTTTGATAGTTTCCGTGCTTGCGTGAGTATCGCGGCTAAAATAGCTATACACGGTGCCGCTGGTTAAATTTACGAATTCGCCCTCTAAATACGCCTTAAGCAAATTCTCGGGATATTGCTCCTTTAGCGTGTCGATAAAATCGGGCGGCAGGTATTTATTGTCGGCGGTTTTTGCTTTGATTAGCCGTTTAGCCTCGCCACCTTTTTCTATGAAAATTTGATACGTAGCGCGGAAGCCCTCGGGCGTGGTTGTGATGATAAATTGCCTGGTGTTGCCTGCCCTTAAACGCCCCAATAGCTTCTCGTAGGCTTTTAGCGCGATTTCGGTCTTTGACGTGTCAAACTCGTCGCAGATTATCCAGGCAGCGTTTATGCCGATTAGCCGCTCCCAATTTTCCATACTACGGCATAAAATGGGAGTTTTGGCACCGTTTACGTCCAGGGTAAATACCGCGCTTGATTTGTTAAATTTATACGGCACGCGCCACTCAATGAGCGCGTTTTCTAAGTCGCCAAACAAGATGTCGCGCAAAAGCGGATACGTTGGCTCGGTTATCACGCCCGCACAACCGGGGTTTAAAAACGCTAGCTGCAAGGCTTTTCTAACCGCGGCGTAGGTTTTGCCCGCGCCGTAACCGCTCACTAAACCTATAATTTTCGTGCTTGTGTCGGCTAGTAGCTCGTATTGGTGCGGTAGCAGCTTGACCTTTAGTTTACTCATCTTTGATTATTAAAATTTGCGTATTGTTCTGCTGGGCGTTGGTATTGGTTATTTGTGCCGTCGGCTCTTTGCCTAGCACGGTTTCTTTATTGCGCGCCGTTATCCTGCTGTGAGCGTCAAGGTCGGATAAATCCTCGGCAAATTCTAAAAGCTCATTTGCCTTTTGCTGATTTTTAATGGCGGAGTTTTGGAAATAAAGCAGGTGTTTTGTTTTTTCGTCGGCTATTTCGTCTAAAACAGAGATAATATTTTCCCTTTCTTTCCCCTTTTTTTCCGCAATCGTCTTTTTGGCTTCGATGTAGTCGGCGTTCTTGCCTTTTTCCCATTTTTCCTTTTTTGCCCTCTCGCTTATCTTGCTTATGCTTATACCCGTCTTTTGATTTATCTGCGATAGGGTGTATTGTCCGCTCTCAAAATATGCTTTTGCGCGCTCCCATTTTTCTATACTATACGCCACCCGCTCCCCTTAAAATTTAAACTCTAATTGTTCTTTTTTAACCCTACGCGGGCGTTTGGTTTTGTTCCTTAGCTTCGCGCCGCTTTTGTCGTACGACTTTTCAAATACGCTATACGCCTCAATGTTTGCGAAGTCGTCGCGGCTAAAGATAACGTCCGTTTTAGGGATTGTAGCTAATACGGCTTCTTTATATGGTTTCATCGGGTCGGCCTTAAAATCCGCCCGCACGCCCTCCAACGCGTCAAGATATTCGGGCTTATACCTGCCAAATTCTAGGTCTTTATATGCGCGCTTTGGCTCGATGCCGATCTTTAGCGATATTACGCACGCCATAAGACGGAAGTCGTCATTAAAAAACTCCGATAACGCATAAAATTTATCGACGTCGTATTTCAATCAGCGCGTTCTCCCTTGCTCGCTTTTGATAAAATCTATCGCCTCGCCCGAGCCATAGCAAACTTTCGCCTTTGCATATCCGTAGCAGTTGATAGTATCTACCCAATCCTCTTGCTCGTCCGATACTCTGCTTAGGCTCTTTTTTGCTCGTTTCATCTCGACAAATACGATCTTGCTGGGCAAAAATACGAGCATATCGGGAAAGCCTGCGCTAGTCCCCATAGCTTTTAGTTTCTTTTTGTATTGCACGCTGGCTACTCTTTCGTTTGCTACGTGTGTAAAGGGGATTTTATTTACTCGTAGCCAGTTGGCGAAATACATCATTTCGTGATCCTCTAGCGGTACTTGCCCCGTAGCTTTCGCATATGCTAGGGTGTTTTCGTATTTTGGTATCATCAAAACAAACTCCTTACTCCGCTCTTATAAATCATATAATCAGTCTTCCTTTGTCCATTAGTTAAAATTGCTTGTTTCAGGCTGTAACCTTTAAAAACTTCATCACCGCACTCTATCCTATCGTCGACATACGGCAATATGTCGCTATTTTCGCTTGAAAAAAGCATAAACGGCTCGCGCACTAGTCTAATTAGCTTTAAAAAATCTCTTAAGCCCCAAAAGCACTTATATCCTGCTTTGTCCGTTTGTAAATATGGTGGGTCTAAAACCAATACGACCTCTTGCCCGTCAAATTCTTTTATTAATTCCATTGCGTCTTTGCGGACTATCTCTACGCCCTCTAAATAGCCTTTAGCGCTATACTGCGGCACGGAG